CAAGCTTAGCTCTTTCAGCTTGTATTTTTGATAACACATAGCTAAAAAGACTGATATCATTATATAGGAATACGGCTTCGCCTGTATATTTTATATCGGCTCTATTAAGAACTTCTGCTAATGTATATGGCGATTTATTCAAGCATCTGTAGGCTAATAAATCAGAATAACTCATTACATCACAGTATTGCGAATATTGATGCGATGGGTTTTGAAGATTGCTTTTATTATACACTTCTGCATTTTCAAATCTATTATAGTTTCCTGTGCGAAATTGGGAGTTGGGGTTTTGCAATTCTGTATTAGTATATAGACTTCCTCGGCAAAAATTTTGCCCATCTCCGTATTTCCAGGAATAAGGGCTGCCTAAAAATTTCTCTTTAACTTTAAAGGGGGCATTTATAAATGATGTATCAATCAATAGAATATCTCTAAATATATATATTAGAAATAATGCACTCATTATAAGAAATAATAAAGTGAAAATTATATTAATACTTAAAGTTTTAATTTTATTTTTCATATTACTATATATTACTATTATTTTTAATAAATATATGATGGCTTATATATTATACTATTCCACCACCAGTCAAAGTTATTTTTGGCACAGATGTATAACCACTTCCAGCTGCAGTAAGTGTTATGCTAACTACCTTATCAGTAGTGCCTACAGCAGTTCCAAGAGTTGCAGTAGCAGTAGCTTGTGTTCCACCAGTTGGAGGTGGATCAATTGTAGCTATAGGCGCACTCGTATAGCCTGAACCACCACCGTTGGTTATAGTAATAGTTGGGGATATTGTAAGTGATATTGTTGCAGTAGCGTCTACGCCAGTTCCACCATTACGATTTAAAGTTATTGTTGGAACGCTTATATAACCTGCACCGGGATTATCAAGTCTTATACTTGCTATTTTGCCTGCATTTGCACCCGTATCCAGAGTTGGCGTAGCAGTAGCTCGTGTTCCACCAACTGGTGGTTCAGCAATTGAAACTGTAAGTGCGCTTGTATATCCAGAACCACCATTGTTGCCTATCGCTATAGTTGGCGATATTATAAATGCTATCGTCGCTGTAGCGTGAACTTTAGGAATAACAGCAGCAGCGGGCGCAGCGGGAGCAGCGGGAGCAGCGGGAGCAGCGGGAGCAGCGGGCGGCACATATTTAACACCATTAATAAATACATCGTTTCCTACTATCTTTAATGGTGCATTTTCATTATTTCCGCCGATATATATATTCTTACTTCCTCCTTGGGTTGTTGGTTTATAAATAGATAAGCTATCATCTGTGCTATACATATTGAAACATTTAGTGCCCATCGCATTACATAATTCAAATTCTTTGTCTGTATCAGTATTTAATTTCAATCCAGCGGTTGCAGTAGTTTTTGTTATTAAATTTAATCTTGCTGTAGGATCTACGGCGGCTGTTGTATATTCAAATATTTTTTTATTACCGTCAGTATTTGCTGCATTGGCAAAAGTAAAGTATTTATTTAAATTATCATTGAAATTATTTGCATTATCTTTAAATAGATTACTGGTTGCATTGTATCTTGTATTATAATCAATAGCAGTACTTTTAAATAGATTGCTGCTTGCATTGTATCTCGTATTAAAATCCGATACAGTATCTTTAAATAGATTGCTGCTTGTATTGTATCTTGAATTTATATCTATTACATTACTTGAAAATACAGTATTGGTATCCGTAATACGGTTGCCTAATATACCGATATTACTGCTGTGTTTTTCGTGTAATGTTCCAATAACATTAGAGGTTGAGTTAAAGTTTTGATTAATATCAATAAAATTAGTATTTAAATCACTGGTTAAATTGTTCTTGTATGTGTAATTATCATATATAATATACCCAATAACGCCAATAAAAGCTATTAACACTAAGAATAATAATGTATATATTAGATATTCAATTGCTTCCATTATATTAATCTATCTATTTTCTAATAATAATATTTATTTTAAATATAATATTTGAACATCTTACATTTCTTTACATTTCTTTACATTTCTATTTCTACATATTTAATATCATTGTTCCCACCGTTGAAATCTTCGTCGCTGCCATCGCTTAAATCGCTGTCTAATCCCGAGCTATCTTCGTATCCTCCAACTTCGCTTAATATAGCATCTCCAACAAGTACTCCTGCAATTCCCGTAGTTGCTACAGCATCTACCGTAGCAATATTTGTCATAGTATCCACTTGTCCAAGGGCTCTTTCATTCTGTCCAAGGGCTCTTTCATTCTGTTCAAGGGCTCTTTCATTATGTTTAAGAAGTCCTTTTTCAAATTCATTAGCTTCTTTATTTTTTAATAATTCTTCTATAGTTTCTCCTTCTCCTCCTAATTGCTCACCCCACCCCATACCATTTCCTTCTTCCTCATCCTCTTCTTTATCTTCTCTATCCTCTTCTTCCTCTTCTTCTTCCTCTTCTTCCTCTTCCTCTTCTTCTTCTTCTTCTTCCTCTTCTTCTTCCTCTTCCTCTTCTTCTTCCTCTTCCTCTTCCTCTTCATCTTCATCTTCTAAAGCCCCACCCTTCATTTTATCTTTATCATAGGTATCTGCCCAGACCTTTTCATCTACTATTGTATTTTTGGTAGCAAAGTTATCTATTTGAGAATTAAAGAAGTTATAATCAATATCATTATCATTCTCAATAATATCATTGTCTTCCTCAATGTCATTATCATCATCGCTATCTCCGTCTCCCGCTCCACCAGCTCCGCTGCCTCTTACTAATTCTAACTGATCAATAGGCATATCTATAAGCTCGGTATTTAATCGCGGTTGTATTCCCATAGTTTCTAATTCCTGAATAAATAGTTTGAAAGCATAAGGAGTTTGTATAACAGCTACATCATCATTTTTGCAATTTCTGCAGATGTTAATATTCTCTTTAATATTAAAGGAAACTAATGTTCCGCATCTCTTGCATATACACCAGCTAAATTTATCAGACCTTTCCATCATACTCTCTTTAATAAAATTAGATATTCCGTGGCTTAGCACGGTATCACGCTCCATCTCACCAATTCTTAACCCGCCTCCCTTACGGCGTCCTTCAGTAGGCTGCCTTGTTAATCCAACAACCTTTCCAACACCGCGCGAGTTAATCTTTTCGGCGACCATATGCTTCAACCTAAAATAAAAAGTGGGGCCAATAAAAATCTCGGTATTTATTTGCTGCCCCGTAAAACCATTATATAATATTTCATTACCATATTTATTAAAATTATTATTTTCTAATCCATCATATATTGTTTCCTTTTCAAGAGGTATGAATACACTGGCGTCTCCAAGTAATCCATCAATACAGCATAGTTTTGCGAAGATACATTCCACTAAGTGCCCTATAGTCATTCGCGAAGGGATTGCGTGGGGATTTATTATAATATCAGGGCGTATGCCATCTTTTGTATAAGGCATACCCTCTTCAGGTATTATCAAACCTAAAACACCCTTCTGTCCGTGTCGCGAACAATGCTTATCGCCAAACTCGGGTTTTTTAATTTTTAAAAAGCGAACTTTGCATATTGTTGAATCATTGCCAGCTATTTTAGCGGATTTATATACTCTATCTACCTTGCCAAATAAAGAGTTATCTGTTGAGATGGATATATCAGTATGTATAGTTTCCTTCTTGACATCTGTAAAAACACCATTCTTATATTCCTTCATAACTTCGCGGACATTTATCATACCCACTATTATAACCTCCTGTCCCTCGGGAACATAAGTGCCTTCTTTTATAAATCCGTCGGCGTCAAGATGCTCGTAGTTTTTATTTTTAATGCCAGCGATTTTAATGCCCTTGTCGCGCATAAGAATAGGGTTTCCAAATATAACCTTTTCATTTTGCGAAATGATTTTAGCAGTAGCCGTTATAGACTTGTAATATGACAGTGAGTTCAATCCGCGGTCTATTGTAGCCTTATTAATCATAATACTATCTTCCTGGTTAAACCCAGAATATGTCATAATGGCTACAATGGTATTAAAGCCGTTTGCCATATAATCGCTTGCAGTATATTGGGCGATTCTTGTATTTATTATGGGGCGCTGTGGGTAGTGAAGAATATAGCTCATAGTATCAAATCTTTTATTGAAGTTTGTAGCATACATACCGATTGCTTGCTTAGATTGCGCAGCGTGGAATACATTGCGTGCCGATGAATTATGATTGCTCATCGGGATATTACCACTAACGACACTAAGTATTGTTGAAGGATGTATTTCCATATGCGTGTGATAGGGCCCGATTTCGTGCTCGTTCATCGCTATTAAACAAGTATCCGATTCCTCATTATCAAGATATTCAATGCAAGCCGAAGTATTTTCTAAATCATTTAGTATTGCCGAATATTTAGTTCTATAATAATCATTTGATTTATTAACATCTCTTATCTTTTCATTGTCGCTATCGCTGCTATCGCTGCTATTGCTGCTATCGCTGCTATTGCTGCTGCTATCATCACTACCGCTGCTACCGCTACCACCATAATGTAGTTTGGTAATTTTAGGCAACATATAGTTATCACCTATTGAATTTTTGGTATGATTATTGCCATTGCCATTGCCATTGCCAATAGAGATTAGAGGAGGTTCTTCATCTTCGTAATCGTAATCTTTGCGAACATCTTGCGAATCATCATTACTGGCCGGGAATATAGTGTCATAGAAGCTTTTAAAATTATTATCAAATATAGAGCCGCCTACTTTCCTTTTTCCACGAGCCTTTAAGGGGTTTATGTATTTGTCAATATAGTAATAGTCATCGTTCTTTTCATTGTTATCAAGAGGATAATTTGTCCCGTTTAGCATGTCAAACCAATTTTTGCAATCGTTTCCTTTGCTATAAACGACTGCTTCATTCTTTTTATTTGCTTTGTTATACTTTAATATTAAAAGAGGACGACAAGGTCTCCCGGCTTCCGTGAAGATACGCAGCTCATTTGCTGTAATATTAAAAGATATTGATATTAAAATATTTATTAATCCATTGCGACGATATGCCTTTAATAACCTTGTAATAAATAGCGGGTCGCCTGTAATACCGAAAAGAGTGCCATTTACAAATACATTGGTAATGTTCTTATTGCTGTAAATATTACTGTTAATTAAAGGGATTACGCCGATATCTTCCAAGCATTTCTTAATATTATCAACATTGATACCTGCAGTTATTTTTGCTAAAATTGCGAGATTTTTTAAATAACCTATAGATGCACCATCAGGTGTTTCGTAGGGACACATAATACCCCATTGCTGTGAATGCAATTTGTGAGGCTCAGTAACCTTAAGACTTCTGTCAATTGGCATATTAACGCGACGCGTATGCGATAGAGAACCCACATAACTTATCCGCGATAAATCCTGAACCTTCCCTAATTCCGGATCGCTATTATTTATTAGCCCCCATTGCCCTTTGAGAGATTTAGCGAAAGTTTGCGTTATTATAAGATGGTCAACAATCTTGTAAATATTATTGCTATTAATAAAATGCACAAAATCTTTTTTGCGATTTTTCCAGGGCCCATATAAATATTCGCTATCTATTTTGTTTCTTATGCTATCGCGCAGTTTTATATAGGCTTCTTGAAATAATTCCGCTAACATAAAACCACTGATATCAACTCTTTTATATATATAGCTGTCGCGATCACTTAGAGGAAGTAATCCCTTTGCCGACTTGATAAATTGCAATGTCAAATAGCCTAAGTATTTCTTCTTATTCTCAAAGGATTCAATATTTGGGAAGAAATCTTTAGATAGCACCATTTTAACATGCTCAATTGTTCCATATTGAACGCGGTATTTTAAGTAATCTATTGCTTTCTGCTGTGTATGTATAAAATATTCTTTTTTATTATTAATATATTTAGCATCTATAATGCTCGGTCTTATTAAATTATCAAAATAATTTTTCTCAACACCTTCGTATCCTTTTCCAAATATCATTTGGCATATCTCTTTGTCGCTCTCTACGCCGATGGCACGGAACAATATGAACAAAGGGATCTTCTCTTTAAATGACGGGATAGAAACATAGATTGCGCCTTTTGAATCAGTGTATTTGCTGCTAACATTTTCTTCTATGTCGTCTCCTTCAACTATTATTGGGTTTCTCACAAAATAGAATTGCACATTTGTAGGTAGTAGATTTCCTTTGTCAGCTACGCACCGGATAATACCTTTGTGGCTAAAGTCCTTATCGCCTTTTACGGCGGATACAAATAATTTATTAGTTACTATTTTTTCTTGCGCTATAATAACCTTTTCTTTCCCGTCAATTATAAAGTATCCCCCAGTATCGTAGGGGCATTCTCCTAATTTCCTTAATATACTTGAGCCCTGGTTTTTCAATATACATATATCACTATGAAGCATAATAGGGATACTTCCAATGGCTACATTCTTAAATGTCGCGGTCTCCACATTTTGCCTATCTTCATCTTTTGAAGTAATGCAAACGAACACCTCGGCGAATAAATGAGTCTCGTAAGTTAAATTACGCATACGCGCATCATATGGAGTAATTATTTTAGGGCATCCGTCTTCATATATTATAGGTCTGCTAATGCTCAACTCAGTGCCATCTTTGCCACCTATAAATATTTCTATTTTGAATACTTCTTCTTTGTCATCGTCGTATTTAATCATTGTTATAGGATTATAGGTTTTGACAATATATGGGATTTGGTTTTTAATAAACTCGCGATAACTATCTAAGTGATGTCCAGTAAATGGATATCTGTGATTTTTAAAATATAAGTCTAATATGTCCCATTCGTTCTTAATCATTCCTAAATATTTTTTATTCTATTATTAAGAATATAATATATAAAAAAACAATATAAACCTTGTGGATACAAACAACAACAAAATATTACTCGTTATTACTCGTTATTACTCGTTATTACTCGTTATTACTCCATTTTATTATTGATACCCAAATCGTATAATGATAATTCGCCATTATCATCAGACAATATAAGGCTTGCAGGGGATACATACATCGTTTTATTAGTTAGCTCTACAGAGCCACGCAGGTCATAATTACTGTGTTCGTCATACCCGTATATATTAAGAAGCATATTTTCAAATCTCAACATTCTCTTCTTAAAGCAATTTAAGTTTTTGCTTTGATTTGGAACTTTATATTTCCTATTTTTATTTTCATATATATATAGATATCCGTCGGTATGGAATTTCATTTCAAAAACATTATTAAAAGACTTAAAAGAAACTCTATCTATTTCCATAATTTCGTCTTCGTTAATTACATAGTCTTGCTTTAATAGCTTATTTCCCCAAGGCATATAGCAAAACAAGTTTTCTTCAAATAACTTTTCATTTATAACAAACATTTTAAATACTATTTCTTGTATATCACTGCCTATCCCCGGATACTTGCTTTTTCTAAATGCCATTTCTTTTAATATATTTTTATTGTATACTGCAGAATAATCAATATCTTTTGTTCCGAGTTTTAAATTTTTACTTAGAAAAAAAGACATTAAATCAGATATCCTTTCGTTTTCTGGTTTATCGCATGTACTCTTAGGGACATCTTCGTATTTTGGATTATCTTGGCCTTTATATTCTTCGCATTTATTTATTTGTGTGCATAAAAAAGTATCAAATGATTCCTTATCTTCCTCTTGCTCTGCTTTATATTTTCCAATATTTGCTGCATTACAATAAGTTTTAATGTCAAAATTATCAACTAATACATTGGAAGTGCCATAGAATCTTTTTTCATCTTTCTCATTAAAATTCATCATTTGGCTATTATAATGAGGTGATT